CAGAAGGAAAATAGTTGTTTGACATTCCAAATTGTTTAATTTATTATTACATCACGGTCACTTGATCGGACATTGAAAAGGACATAGAAATGGATAACTGGAACATCAAATCATTCGAACACGCCACTGAGCTGGCTGCTGCTGAAACCCAAGCTACTGGCAAGCTGCACATCGCTTGCGACCGCGGCGAGTATTGCGCACCACGCTACTATGTTGCCCCTGTGCCAGCTATCGGCGAGCCAGTCAGCTACGCCTTTAACGGCGACTACTACCCCTGTGGCGTGATTACATCGATCAGCAAGACTCTCAAGAAGATCACCACAAGCGAGGGCAAGGTGTTCTACCGTCGTCGCAACACGGATGTCTGGAAGGACGGCATCTGGTGTTTGGTTAACGGCCACATCAATCGCTGGAACCCAGAATTCTAATCACATTGAAAAAGGACATTGACATGGAAAACGCAAACTTCTCCCAGCTATTGGCCGACGCAGTAACCCAAGAGGGCGTGCTCTCTGCTGCATACGAGGCCTTTCACGATTTCTCGATCGGTAACCAGATGCTGGCCTATAGCCAGTGCAAGGCCCGCCAGATTCCTCTGGGCGCCATCGCAACATTCAACGACTGGAAAAAGCTTGGCCGCATGGTCAAGAAGGGCGAGAAGGCCATCGCTCTGGTGCAGCCAGTCACAATCAATCGTAAAGACGCTGCAGGCAACAAGACTGACGATGTCTTCACCCTGTTCACCCTGAAGAACCGCTGGTTCGTTATGAGCCAGACAGAGGGCGACGAGTTTGCGGCCGAGCCTGTGGTCCCGCAGTGGGACAAGGCCCGTGCACTTGAGGCCCTGAACATCACCGAGATTGCGTTCTCAATGGCTGATGGTAACTGCCAAGGTTATGCAATGAAGAACGAGATTGCCATCAACCCAGTGGCTGCGCTGCCCCATAAGACGCGTTTTCATGAGATTGCACATGTTGTGCTGGGCCACACAAAAGAATCGCGTATGGACGATTCTGAGACCACTGCAAGGGACATCCGTGAAGTAGAGGCCGAGTCAGTGGCCTACATCCTGTGCTCGCTACTCAATTTAGACGGCTTGGCCGAGTCCCGCGGCTACATTCAGCACTGGCTAGGCAGCAATAAGATCGAAGACAAGTCAGCCCAGAGGATCTTCGCTGCAGCCAACAAAATTCTGGCAGCTGGCAAGTAACCCGCAGCCCCTTCGGGGGCGCTTTCTGAAAAGTGCTAGGCACAATCCTGAAAAGTGCTAGGCAATTTCCCGTTTTGCTGTTTTGCAACACCTAGGGAAAACACCTAGCAAATAATTTGACAAAGCCTGATTGTTTAATTTATTATTACATCACTGACACATTAGTCAGGACAGTGAAAAGGAAAGCAGAATGAAGACTTACAAGCAAGCACTAGCCCAGCGCCATGCCAAATATGCGCACGACGCAATCCGCGCAGCCAAGCAGGCCGAGCACGACGCCAAGTTCGCAGTCAGGACTGACCTGCACCCAGCTGTTGGCGCCTTGATCAACGCCTCTGGCGTGCGTTACTACGCTTTCGTAAATGGTGTTTACCGTGAGGGCTCGCCTGAGCACCTTGCTAGTCTTTTAACTCACAGCGCTTAAGGAGCAGTCATGCAATTTGAATACCGCGTCGCAGGCATTCCTGCAATCATCAATGTCACCGAGTTAGATGTCCGCCGCAGTGGTGGCTACAACAATGTTACGAGCGAGTTCGAGGTGTGCGACCGCCGTGGCCGCTACGCTGCTTGGCTCGAGCGCAAGCTTGACGACGATATGATCGCTGAAATCAAATACGAAATTGCTCAGAGGGCTTAATCATGCGTTATAGCGACTACATTGCACACCTAATCAAGAAGTTCCTATCGCCTGCTGACAGCTCAGGTGAGCAGCTGCTGCAGGATGTGAGCCAGATTCACTGGGACCTGACTCCCGATGGCACCTTTCTGAGCACCAAGAAAACCATTTTCGTAACTGACGAGGCTGGCAACAAATATCGCATCACGGTGGAGGAAGTATGAGAGAATATCGTCTATGGGATGAGGTCCTCGCGGGCCTTTCATTCGTTGTGTTTTTTGTTGTGATGTGCTTTATCTGAATCGATATCGAAGCAATACCGAATCGGTTTCGTTAATCGGCGTGAGCTCCCAAACGCATAGACATTAGTTGTTGTTTATGCGTGTGGGTGGCAGGGGTTAGCGCCCTGCTGGCGTTGCAAACAAGGTACCTTGGCAGGCACCTGCACTCTTCGCCGCTCTTTGATTTCAACACTGCTTTATGTGAGCCCATATGTTATTTTTTGACGGCCTCGAGCAGGCCTTAGTAGGGAAAAGTGAAGTTTGGATCGCCGATGGCGCTAGAGCTATTCGGGCTGTCTACAGCGCCAATAAAATGATTGAAATATTTGAATCTCAGGGCATGTCTTTTGACGAGGCCGTTGAGTGGATTATCTACAATGTTGAAGGCGCCTATATGGGTGAAAGCACCCCAGTCGTATTCTGGGACTACAAACCAGAGTTTGATGAAGATTGACAGAGTTTGCGCGAGTTTGTAGAATTTGAGTCATGTAGTCGGATTGGACCTCCGATGAAAAAGACCGCTTTAGAATGCATCTCGCCCCGAAAGGGGACCATGACTTTACAAAGGTTGTGGGGTCCACGGGGTGCAGACTAAAGCGGTTTTTCTTTTGTACCTCCCGTACACCACACGACAGCAAAGGGCCTGAATGGGCCGCGTGGTAGGAAACACAGCCCCTTGATAACCCCAAGGCGAGGTTTGTAGCGTTAAATGGCGACTACAGTAGATTGCATGGCCGCGGTGAGACAAACATGCAATTGATTGACCATTAACTCAGGTAGCACTGGCGCAATACGAATTCCTGTAAAGCGTGGGTGAGGCAAGATAGACTTCGTACATCAACCGAAAGCTATCACCCTTGGGAGACTATGGGGTAAAATAAGACATCCTAAGCTGAGGGCTGAAAAGATGTCTGAGCCAAAACCTAAACGCGCTAACCCCGCAAAACCTAAAAAACCCGCACCAAAGGCTCTCGCCGTAAAAAAGCGCATCGGAGCCCCAACCACATACAACAACCACATAGCAAGTGTCATCTGTACTCGCATAGCAGAGGGAGAGAGCTTGAGGGAAATTGTTAAGGATGTAGGGATGCCAGATCGTTCGACGGTGTACGATTGGTTGTTGCGTCATCCTGTCTTCGCCGACCAGTACACCCGCGCACGGGAAGAGCAGGCCGATACGCTGGCTGACGAGATCATCGCAATCGCCGACGAGCAGCCCGAAGTCATTGCTGTGGTGGACAAGAACACAGGCGCCTTGATCGAGCACAAGCTAGACAACGCCTTCCTGCAGTGGCAGAAGAACCGCATCGACGCCCGTAAGTGGACGGCCATGAAGCTCAAGCCCAAGAAGTACGGCGAGAAGCTTGGCATCGGTGGTGTCGAGGGAGCCCCTCCCATTACCACGCAGGACATTACCTCGACTAAGCTGTTCGAGATGATTAAGAACATAGAGCTCAAGACTCGTGCTCGTTGATCTACTGGACGAGGATCTGGCCCGAGAGTTCGACGGCCAGTCTGAACACGACAAGTTGGCCGTGATGGCCCACCTCAGCTGGTTAGAGGGTGCCCACGCTTATCAGGTCCCGCCCCCTTTAGAGCATGCTTATACCGTCTGGATGATGCTCGCTGGCCGCGGTGCTGGGAAGACCAGATCTGCAGCCGAGGCCTTATGGTGGTGGGCATGGTGCCACAAGGGCTCTAGGAGCCTCGTATTGGCCCCTACAAGCAACGATATCAAGTTCACCTGTATGGAAGGTGCCTCAGGCCTGTTGGCGTGCATACCGCAGGAATTAGTCGAGGACTACAACAAGCAGGACCACCAGATCAAGCTGATCAATGGATCGACCATCCGCGGGATCTCTGCTGACTCATACGAACGACTGCGTGGCCCTCAGTTTCACTTTGCATGGTGTGACGAGCTCGCAGCCTTCCAGTACCTTCAAGATGCATGGGACATGATGATGTTCGGCCTGCGCTTAGGTGAGCGCCCCCGAGTGATTGTTACCACAACCCCCAAGCCCAAGGACCTGATTCTGGAGCTCGTGGGCCGTGAGGGTACTGATGTGGTGATCGATCGGGCCTCGACCTATGAGAACGCCAAGAACCTAGCCCCAAGCTTTGCAGCGCAGCTCGAGCAGTACAAGGGCACCAAGCTGTACCAGCAGGAGGTGCTAGGCGAGATTGTGGACCTCGAGGACGGCAAGGTTGTCTCTCGCGACATGTTCAAGCTCTGGCCCTCTGAGAAACCATTCCCGCCATTTGAGTTCATAGTCCAAAGCTATGACTGCGCGTTCAGTGATAAGACATACAACGACCCGACGGCCATGACTACTTGGGGCGTGTTCAAGCCTCTGGATGGCCCGATGTCGGTGCTGCTGATTGACTGCTGGGCCGAGCACCTCACCTTCCCTGACTTGAAGCCCAAGGTCATAGAGGAGTTCAAGGTAAGCTATGGCGACGACAAGAAGGGCAAGAGGCCAGACCTGATTCTGGTGGAAGACAAGGCCGCTGGCATCTCGCTCATCCAAGAGCTGCAGCGCGCTCACCTGCCTGTGCGCAGCTGGAACCCCGGCAAGGCGGACAAGATGCAGCGCCTGCAGATCACCGCTTCTATTTTCGCCACTGGCCGCGTCTGGTTGCCTGAGTCCACGGTCCGCAAGGGCTATGTGCGTGACTGGTGCGAGGGCTTCCTGTCGCAGCTGTGTTCCTTCCCTGACTCGACACACGACGATTATGTTGACAGCGCCACGCAGGCCATCAGGCTATTGAAAGACATGGGGTTTCTCGACATCAACCCTGAGCCGCGTTATGATGATGACGACTTCGTCGATGTTCAGGCTCGACGCGAAAACCCATACTCGGCGTGACCTATGGCAGACTACAAGAAAAGCATGGAGATGTTAGGTAGGATCGTCGATCTGAACCGTCCTCCAGCTCCGCAGCGCATCATCAGAGCCTCGGATGCATTCTCTCCCTTTATCGATAAGTCTGTGGGCGTCACAATGGCGGACCGCACAAAGGCCGAGCAGTTCGGCAAATTCAAGGGCGGTGCCCG